GTAGTGCAGGCTGATATGCCACTCCAGATCGAGTTCCGCCGCGCGCTCCGCGATGACGGCCAGACCCACCTGTGCGCTGGCGTAGTCCGCCCATGCGGTGAACAGCGAGAACTCCTCCATCAGCATCTTGTCGTCCAGATCATCGAGATCGTGGGGGAGGGCTGGTTGGTCCTCTGGATTCTCCGGCAACTTGAACCCCTGCTTCAGTACTTTCTCCAACGCCGTCTCCCCCTCTGGAGAGACGCGATACTCCGTCTTGGACATTCAGACCTCCTCGTAGGCTCGGCAGTTGGCGCAGCCACCTCGTGGGCACTTGACCTCGCGGTCCTTGCTGATCGCCCACTTGATGTCATCCGCCGTCTCCCACAGGTGGTCAGTCCACCTCGGGTCGTACTCGATGATGAACTCCCGGACCTGCTGATCCGACTTGTACTCGTAGACGACGACCCCGCGCTTGATGGGTCCCACCGACTCCTTGTAGGACTGAGCCATCCTCAGATAGATCTGGGTCTGATGGAAGTGCGAGGGCAGGATCTTGGTGATCCGTCCGAACTTGTCGTGTGCGACCTCGTCGTGATCCTCCTCGCCAAGGACGTTCAGCAGACGCAGGGTGCCGGGGCCGATGGTCTTGTTCTCCATCAGCAGGCTCTCGTCCCCCGTCGGGTTGACGATCCCATCCGCGTGCCCGCCGATCAGTCCGTGGGTCAGCGGGACCTCCTTGTACTTCCACAGATGCGGGCGCTCGGCGGTGACCCTTTCGGGACAGAACCCCCCGATCTCGTTGGACCACCCGAACACGACCGTCTCGCAGAGGAGGCACTTCCACTTGCCCCAGAGGATCCCCATGTCTCCGGTCCACCGCTGCCACTTCTCCCCGGACTCAGTGCCGGTCTCGAAGATCATGCTGAGCCGCAGGGGGATGGCAGGAGCCTCCCTCAAGGGGTGTCCGACCAATCGGTGCCATGTGGCGCGAGGGCACCAGTCAGGCTTGCACATCTCGCTGGGGTGGATGACGGTCGCGTCCCGGTCATTCGGGAGCAACTGGAGGTAGCGGTCAACTGACCCCAACAGCACTGTCTCGTGCTTCTTCGCCTCCAAGTACGCCTTCAAGCGCGGACTCGTCACCTTCGTCTTCTTCGCCATGCTGCTCCAAGTAGTTCTCGATCAGTGCCCAGTATCTAGTTCCCCGGAGGTGGGAGGCCTCCTTGTACTTGTCTAGCGATCTCATGCGCCGCAGCGCGTTCCGCTCTCGCGCGGACTGCCCGCCCCAGATCCCGAAGGGGTCCTCTGTGATCAGCCCGTAGAAGAGGCATTCCAGCAGGACGGGACAGGGCTCCGCGTCCGGGTTGGTCCCCCGGCAGATCGCCTTGGCTCGCGCCGCGACGGAGCCGTACGTGGTGGCATCCCGGTCGGGGTAGAAGATGTCCGGCTCAGGGTGTGCATGGCACAGTCCCTTCTTCCAGATGTCGTGCGGCGTTGGAACGGAGTTCAAGGAAGTCCTCCTCATCGAGGACGACGAGGTTCCTCCCCTGAATCTGTACCGCCATCACAGGGATCCTGCCGTCCAACAGTGCTTCCCTGCGTATCTTGTCCCATGTCGCCTTCTTGAGCGAGAAGGACGCCGCTTCCGTGGTCTTGGCCTCCACCAGAAGATCCTCGGAGCGCACGTCTCCCTTTCGACTCCAGAACGCCCCGGACGCTGGAACGGTCCGCCCGCCAAGGTTCTTGGCGAGGGAGCGCTCCTGCTTCTGACTAGGCGTTCGCACTGCGAATCTCCTCGATCTTCTCGGTCACCGCACCGCGTCTTCCTCTTCAATATGGATGCCTGCGTCCTGTAGGGCCCCCATCGTTCCGATCAGGTTGGTGGACGTGGTCACCACGATGACCGCCAGTTCCTCGATGGACGCGTGGAACTTGTCGTGGATGTCGGTATCCCCAACAAGTGCTCCGCACAGGAGGCACATCCGCAGGGCTCTCCCGCCGACGGCGTAGCCATACCGGGATGGATGCTCAGTCAACGGACGTCACGAACGGTCCGACGAAGACGTGCCAGATCAGCGCGCCGTCCGCCATGGGCACGGTGCCCAAGAACCGCCCCAGATCCCCGTACGGGATCGGGTTGCCGGTTCCGAAGATGCGGACGATGTACTGGGCGCTCTCCTCCTCGTCGGTGTTGCACCCGTACCAGAGGCATAGGGCCCCCCGCTGCTCCCCGACGGAGATGGGCAGGGAGTTCTTGGGCAGGACGATGATCTGCTCGTCCGTCACGTTCAGGACTGCCTTGTGGATGGTCCTCATCGGCTGTCTTCCTCTCGCAGTTCGTTGGCTCGCAGTCGGTCGTAGATGGCGTCCTTGCCCGCGTCGAGGGTCCCCTCGCACTTGCAGACGCCGGGAGGTCCGGGAGGACCCATGACTCCCATGGGCCCGGTGAAACCGGGGGGACCGGTCTTGGCCTTCCGAACCACGAAGATGCTGAGCACGATCAGCCAGAGGTAGATGACGCCGAAGAGGAGCGCGTCGATCACTGTCGGCACCATCCCTCGGTCAGGCCGGGGCTCTCCTGCAACGGTCGGTCGGCTCGGGTGGTGGCCACGAACCCGACGCCCTCGATGCAGAAGGCGACCACGTTCGGATACTCATCCACTCCCACTACGAGACGGACCTTGTCCGGCTCAGTGACCGGGACGTTCTCCAGATCCCGCAACTGCTGCTGCTCGCCGCACCCCGCCATGATGACGAGAGTGGTGGCCCCCATGAGGACGCCTGCGACGCCCTGCTGCCAGCGCTTCATTCCTTTGCTCCCTCTTCTTCTTCCATCAGTAGTCCCGTGATCTCTTCACGAGTGTGCTTGGGACACCAGTCCCGGCCATCCTTGGTCCGGTTCCAGATCCCCTCTCCAATCGAGTCCTCCCACCAGACGAGGTCGGACTTCACCGTCCCGCACTCGGGCCAGTCGCAGACCAACTGCTTGCGGATGCTCATCGAGTCACCAACCAGACGATGCCGATGATGAGTAGCCACAGCGGGATCGAGAGGACGAAAGCCCAGAACGCTCCTCGAAGGGAGATGCCCTCCTTATGGTCGTGGGGCTTCGGGCAGATGATCTCGCCGTCGATGACGGTCCATCCAGCCCTCTGGTTGAGTCGATCCAGCGCCGACTCCAGTGACTGCCCCTTGTTGACGATCAGCGTGGTCGGCGTGTGGCACACGGAGCACTGGACGTGGATCTGGTCCGTGTCGTCGGTCATCGAGGCTCCACCCGACCTATGCAGAGGTCAGCCCCCCCGTTCAGGCCGGTCCACGTACCGCCACTGGTGAGACAGGCCATCTCAGCCTTCTGGCCTCGCTCCCCCGCATCCTGCTGCCAGAGGTAGATCAGCGCGGAGAGGATAGCCACGACAGACACGATGCCGAAGGCCCACATGAAGGCCACGAACCTCTCAGTGCGCTGCTCCCGTCGCCGACGGTCCACCTCTTCCATGAGCGAGGCCATCTTGTACTCATGGTTCCGCTCCTGCTGGATCCAGTCACTGTCGGAGTCACTGGTCATCAGGCTCAACCCCCCGCAGAACCTCTCGCGCCTTCATGCCCGGCATTGCGCGCGGGTAGAACGAGTCGCCGTGATCCTCGGAGAAGTCCCCCACGAAGTCTCCACACGGAGGATCCGGGAGGAAGGCGATGGCGTGGTAGGTGGCCGGGTCGGCGTAGAACTCCAGCGCCTTCCGTAGCCGCACCTGCTGCTGGGCGTTCCGAAGGATCATTCGATCCACGCGCCGGTCGGCCTCCGCGTTCATCACGGACAGGACGCGGGCGACGGCCCCCTCCACGTACGTCACGGCCTGAGTGCTGTCGAACACCCCCTCCGGGCGTGGCTCCCAGCACATAGACACGGCCCCGGCGCACTCGCCGATGACGCGGTGGATCTCAGACTCGATGTCGTCCATCAGTCATCCCACTCGATCTGGGTCGCCCCGTTGTGGCCGTGCAGACCCAGCACGCTGTCGATGTCATCGTGCATCACCGTGGTGGGTCGGACGTGATCAGGACGGGCAGTGCCCGCCTTGAGCCAGCGCAGGACCACAGTCTTGTCGGTGAACTCCACGCCCTCCGCCACGACCCCCGTACCGGAGATGCCCGTCACGTCCGTGTTCCGGACCAGCCTGAACGTCCTCATCGACGGACCCCCTCCAGCGGGAAGATGATCCCAGCGGCGTGGAGGTCGGTCATCGCGGCGGAGACCTTCCCGCCGTCCCGTCCGTACTTCCGGCAGATCTCCGGGCGAGTGGCTCCGGTGACTCCCGCGTTGTAGATGGCCCAGAGGACATCCATGAGCACCTCCCGCTTCGTGTCCGGCATGGGCGCTCCTCTGTCCATCGCGTCCACAGCCCGCAGGCCCCAGTCTCGGATCTTGCGGGTAGACCTCTCCTCGATCTTCCTCCGGGCCTCGTACGCCTCCCGCATGGAGGGATAGGCGTCGTAGATCCCGGCGTCGTAGAAGAAGTCCGTGTCGGGGCGCTCCGCGTTCGTGTGCGGGGTCTTCAGGTAGGGGCGGTCACGAAGGTGCCGACCCATCACGTAGACCGCCGCCGTCTTGTCGGTCTTGCCGCTCACCGGCATGTCGTCCCCTCACCCTTCGCAGTGCGAATCACTGGTCGTCACGCTTCTTCACCATCACCGCGTTCTTGAACAGGTGGAACCTGACATCCGCGATGGGGATCCCGCCCTTGATCTGGTAGCCGGGAACGTAGGTGTACCGGCTGCGGATCCGGGTCAGGGCGACGGTGCTGATCTTGTACTCGTCCACCCGCTCGGTCTCACATCGGAGGCAGCGGAGCGTCCGGGCGAAGTGCCGGACCTGACCATTCTGCTCGATGAGGATCGTGTCCCCGATGGAATCCCACGCGTGGCGCAGATCCCGGCACATGCCAGAGACGGCGAGCGTCTCTGCGATCTTGGTCTCGTCCATCAGTCGTTCTTCTGGTCGTACTTCTGCATCGACTGGTAGAGCAATCGCATCGCGTCCGCGTGGTCCTTGCACATCTCCACGTTGATCGGATTGGTCTTCCGACCGCGACCCGACGTGTAGAACAGGAACTGGACGCTGATCGTCTCCTGCGTGGTCTCTCCGGCCTTCGCGGCTTCATCAGCGCATCCGGGGTAGTCGCACCATGAGGTCACGACCGTCATTACCTGCTTCATCTCTCTGTGCTCCCTTTGTTTCCTCACCGCACCGATTTGGCGATGATGTCCACCACTTCGTCTCGGACCTTCTCGTACAGGTCCACATCCTCGCGGATTGCCGCGAGAGCCTCTTCCTTGCCCCGCCACTTCTGGCCGTCGTAGGAGTAGAACGCACCCTTGCGCTCGATCACATCCTCCATCATTCCGATGGCGAGGATCTCCTTGGCGAAGTCGTAGTCGCCGGGCGCAACCGTGCCGCCCTCTGCGAAGTAGAAGTCCACGAAGGCGACCCGCTGAGCCGGGGCAGTCTTGTTCTTGATGGTGCGGATCTGGATCGTCTGTCCGACCCGCTCCTTGTCCTTGCCAGTGCCCACCTCGATCCAGTCGCCGCGTCGAACCTCCGCTCGGACGAAGTAGGCGTAGTTCTTGCCGACCCCTCCGGGGGTAGTTCGGGGGTCGCCGTACATGACCCCGATCTTCTGCCGCCACTGGTTGATGACGATCCCCAGCACTGGACGCTCCGCCTCGGTCAGGGAGCGCTTGGTGGCCTTGCCGACCTTGCGGAAGAACTTGCCGGTCAGCAGCGCTCCACGACCGACGGTGGACCCCTCCATCGTCTTCTCGTCCTCGTCTCCGGGCACCAGCGCGGGGAGGCTGTCGATGACGATGCAGTCCACCTCCTTCGAGGCAGCGAAGTCGATGGCTGCGTTGTAGGCCGTCTCCATGTCGTTGGTCTCCACGACGAAGACCCGACCAGTGTCCACGCCGCACATCTCGGCGTACTCGACCACCCACTTCTCCGCCGCGACCCACACGGCGATGAAGTCGGGGTCCCGCTGCTGGTTGGCCGCGATGGTCTTGAGGGCCACCGCCGTCTTGCCACTGGACTCGTCGCCGATGATCTCGATCCACTGGTTGGCGGGCCAACCGCCGCCCAAAACGATGTCGAGGCTCAGGCTGCCACTGGGGATCCGGGGAATCATGTCAGTGACCTCGGATCCAAGGACGACCATGTCTTCCCCGAACTTCTTGTTGATCTGGGCCGCGAGAGCCTTCACGTCGGCCAACCGATCACTCATCTACTCCACCCTTCCGATGATCTGGGTCGGGTGGTACCCGCCAGACGCGACCTGCGTCGCCTTGTGAACCGTGCCGTCCGTCTTGCCCCCGACCACGCCGACCCCTGTGCCGGACTGCACCACGGGGTACCCACAGTCGAAGCACCGCTGCTGGTTCGTGCCGACCGGAGCCATGTAGTTCGGGCTCGCGCAGGAAGGACAACGGTCCGTCTGGAGGGAAGACGGCGTGGGGCGCTGGTAGTGCGCCTGTGGCTGGGGCTGTGCCGGAGTCGCGTAGGGCGGCGGCGGCGGCGGGGGAGCCACGGGTGGCTGCGGATGCTGCTGCCCCGCAAGACGTCGTGCGTACCAGTCGCTCATTCTGTTCTCCTCACTTGCAGTCGCTCCACCGGTATCCGGACTTCACGTCCGCCACCAGTGGCACCTTGATGTGCCTACTCGGGCGAGATGCTTCCATCTCCTCCCGCACGATCTCCTCGACGTCACTCACCAAGTCGTAGGGGGCGCTGATGACCACCTCATCATGGACGGTCATCAGCATCGTGGCCCCCTCGGGGAGAGCGGCGTGGACGTTGACCAGCGCGATCTTCATGATGTCGGCGGCGGAGCCTTGGATCAGGTGGTTGTACGCCTGACGCTCCGCCATCGACCGGATCTCCGGATCCCGACTGCGGATGTCCAAGTAGCGACGGCGTCCGAAGATGGTCTCGGAGTACTGGACTCGGCGCGCTTCGGTGATGGTCCGCTTCTTGTGCTGGGGGATCCTCGGGAAGGCCCGCGCGAAGTAGTCCATCAGTTCCCGCGCCTCGGTCATTGAGCATCCGATGTCGGCAGAGATCTTGGTGGGCCCGACGCCGTAGGCAATGGCGAGGACGAGCGTCTTCCCGGCCTGTCGTGTGACTCCCATCCGGTCAGCGACCGTCTGGTAGACATCGCCCCCGTCGCAGTAGGCCGCGATCATCGTGGGGTCCTCGGAGAGGCTGGCGATGATCCGGGGCTCGATCTGGCTGTAGTCCGCTACGACCAGAGCCTCTCCTGAGTTGGCCACGAAGGCGTCCCGGATGCGCTTCCCATCCTTCGTCCGGCTGGGGATGTTCTGGAGGTTCGGGTTCGAGGACGAGAACCGCCCCGACTCGGTGCCGCTCTGCTTGAACTGTCCGTAGACCCGACCATTCCTCAACTGGGACGGCTTGTACTTGCCGCCGGACAGCGGCACGCCTCCCAGATAGGGCAGGACGTAGGTGCCGTACAACTTCGACTTCGCGGCGTGCTCCAGCATCATCTCCACGACTGGATGCTTGATCCGCTCCAGCACCCCGCTCTCGGTGGAGAGGTCGTGGATGGTGATCTCCTCGCCCCGGTCCCGCTTGGCCTCGCCGCCGGGTGTCAACTTCGCATTCGCAGTGCGAACACCCAGACCGCCCTCGGACTTGGGGGAGAAGATCAGTTCCTGCTTGTCCCTGTTGGACCGCAGGTTGATCGAGCGTCCCAGACTGCGGTGGATCCTCTCCTCGATGTCCTTGAGGTCTGCCTCGATCTCCTCCTGAAGATCCCGCAGGACTTCCTTGTCGATGCGGACGCCAGAGGTCTCCATCTCCAGCACGGGGTGCAGGACATTCATCTCCAGATCCATCAGCCACCGGATCTGCGGAGTGAACTTGGCCTTCAGCGACTCGTACAGGTCGAAGGTGAACTCGGCGTCCTTCAAGGCGTACGTCGCCACATCATCGAAGGAGTGGCGCTCAATCTCCTTGCCTACTCCCTTGACCACGGTCTCGCCCATCTCACGACGGACGCAGTCCTCAAGACTGAGACCGCCAACGCCCCGGATCATCCGACCCTTGACCCTCCGGGAGTCGAACAGCCACGACGCGATCATGGTGTCGAAGAACGGACCCTGAACGCCTCCACGGAAGTACTTGCTCATGCCGTGGACGTCGAACTTGACGTTGTGCCCGACCTTCAGCAGGGAGGACGTGAACAGCGGCGACAGGATCGGCATGGCGACCGACCGGTCCAACTGCTTCGGGGGATCGGTGAAGACCCGCTCCATCTCCACGACAGACAGGTCGTACTTGGGGTTGAGGTCCTCGTAGGTGAGACCCCGCTCCAGCCGCTCGCGGCCCTTCTTGTTGGGGGCCAGCCGCTCGTAGACCAACTCCCCATTGGGGTGGCCCATCGGGATCACGTCTGAGCGGTAGGGGTTTGCGAGGGAGAGCCACACGGCGTGGGCGACAAGGGGGTTGGCCCTGTCCGGTCCCATCGTCTCGATGTCGAAGGCGAAGGGACTGCCGGAGAGGAGGTACCCGTCAACGAGGTCACGCAGTTCTTCTTCGGTGGTGATGAGAGCCACAACGGCCTCTTTCTGGTAGATGGGCGGAATCCCAGCCAACCCCGCCCCCTAGGGAGGGGCTGGGGCAGGGGTGGCCGGGGCCGGGATGCTGGGCCCTTGATACTGCGCCCGTGGTGGCAACCCGGAGTTCAGTGGATCAGGAGTGACCCATCGCCTCGTCGGCGATCTCCTGCAACTGCGACCGGTTCCACTCGCCCAGAACCTCCTTGGGCGACGGGATCTTCGCCGCAGCGGCAGCGTCCTCCGCCTCGTCCAGATCGATCTCCCAGTCCTCTTCGAGATCGCGATCCTTCACGGGGGTGAAGACGTAGTTGTACTTCTTCCGCTTGCCCGTGGACCGTGCGCCCTCCGTGCGGCTGACGGACCACCAGAGCCGGGTCAGCGGACCGGTCTTGGTGGAGGCGTCATGGGAGACGAGGGTGTCGTCCAGCGTCGGGCCCACCTCCATCGACTGGGTGAGGAAGTCGTCGCCCTTCGGCGGGGTGAGGTTGAGGATCGGGTAGACGATCTTCTGCGAGACCTTGACCCCGATGGCGCAGAGCGGGCAGCCCTTGCCGATGCAGGGGAAGGACTGCTTCCCATCCCGAGTGACCCAGTGCTGGTCGTAGGACCACGGCTCGTTGTCGAGGAACTTGATCAACTGGGGCTCCTCGTCCCAGCGGAAGAACGCGAGGCTGGCCTCGCTGGTCGGACGGTTCTTCTTGATCTCCTTGCGACCACGGGAGATCGGGATCACGGCGCTGTCCTCGTCAGAGTCCTCGTCGTAGTCCTCGTCGTCCTTTGGCTTGGCCGAACGACGGCGGACCGGCTTGGCCTCTTCCTCATCTTCCTCGACCTTGGCCGGACGACGACGGCGGGGAGCAGGCTTCTCCTCCTCTTCATCCTCATCCTCGTCGGCATCCACGTCCTCCTCGACGGGACGGCGACGGCGGACCGGCTTGGCCTCCTCCACCTCAGCGGCGGCGGGATTGCGACGGCGACGGCGGGGAGCCGCATCCTCCTCTGCTGCTTCCTCTTCGACGTCATCGATCTCTTCAACGTCAGGGTCAATGCGACGCGAACGCGGCATCAGTTGCTCCTACGGGTAGTTGTTTGGTTGACGATACGAGACCACGTTTCCTTGATCTCGATTGGTAGGTCCGAGTGCTTGGACCACTCGATCCGGGGTTTGCCGAGAAGCCCGCGCTTCTCGAACGCTGCCACGACTGCCTCGATCAGGGGCTCGGTGTAGAGGCGTCGGCCCGATACCTTCTCGCCCTTGATCACCATGTTGGCTGGCAGCCGATAGGGCGCGGCGGGGATGTACCCACTCCGCGTCCAGTGCCGGATGGACTGCACCGACACTCCAAGAGCATTGGCGAGGGCTCCGATGGGATACATCTTCGTCTCCACGCCGTTGATCACCTTGGTCGTGAAGTTCTCCCGCCACGGGTCGGGGATGAACTCCACGTTGGAGGACGGCTTCTCGGCCTTCTTGCGCCGGGAGCCGGGGTAGTACTCATCGGCGGACGGCTCCTCCGAACCGTCGCCGAAGATCGTGTCCACGAGGTCGGGAATCACTTCTTCTTCTCCGCGACGAACGCGTGGATGGTCTTCTTGGGGAAGATCTCCTCCATGTCAGCCTCAGTGAGCAGACCCTCTTGGAGGGCGACAAGAACGGCGGAGTCATCCAGCGTCATGACCGGCTTGAACAGCCGCTCGTAGATGCCCTGCCGACGGGCGATGGCCTCGGCCTTGGTCTCATCCACCGTGGTGCTGACCTTGGACTGCCGGACGAACCGGACAATGCCCCGGATGGGGCGGGGGAACTCGATGGTCTGGTGCTGACCGGACGGACCGTAGGGGTCGCCGTAGGTGGCGAGGGCGTCCATCAGGTCGTTCTTCAGTTCCGCCTCGCGATTCGCAATGCGAACCTTCTGCTCGCGGATGAGGATCATCTCCCGCGCTTCGCGAAGGAAGTCCTCGTACTCCTCCTCTGCCATCGTCTGGTGGGCGGGAGCAGGATCGATCTGGTCTGTGCTGAAGTCCCGGACTCCGGGCTCTCTGGGGGTCATGTGGTCAACCTATCAGATAAGGAGGGGCAGTTCAACCCCACTTGGATCAACTTTCTACAGGACTCATGCTACTGGATGGGTCTGACATTGATCAGATGCCGCCGCTGATCCCCATGACCATCGGCTCCGGGTCGTCCTCCCCCGGATCGACAGAGCCAAGGAACGAGCGAAGCGTGTCCAGATCGGAGCCCAGCGAACCGTCCTCCAAGATCCCGGTCCCATCCACGAAGGCGTCCGACACCGCGATCTTGTGACTGAGCATGTGCATCAGCCGCTCTTCGATTGTGTCGGTCACGACGAAGTCCTGAACGACCACGTGCTCCCACTCGCTGCTGGCCCGGCGGATCCGGGCGTTGCGCTGCTTGAGCAGACCTGCCTGCCACGGCATGTCGTAGTTGATCAGCAGGTTGGCCTGCGGCAGATCCAGCCCGTATCCGCCTGCATCGGTGGAGACGAAGATGCGTGAGTGCGGATCCGTCTGGAACTTGATGACGGCGGCGTCGCGCTCCTTGGACGTCATGCTCCCGGTGAAGACCACCGATCCCGGAAGGGCGTTGTGGATCGCCTCCGCCACGTCCACGAACGAGCAGAAGACGACCGCCTTGTTCTTCTCGTCCCGGTCGAGGAACTCGTTGACGTAGGTCAGCAGGGCCTCGAACTTCAGGGGGCGCAGTCCATCGATCAGTCCCTCTGAGACCAGTTGGTCGGCATAGGACGAGCCGCGATCATCATCCGGATCTGCGAACCGGGCGGCGGACGAGTACACCGCGACCGGATGATCCAACAGCATCCGGGCGGTCTGGATCTTCGCCATCATCTTGCCGTCCGGGTGATCCGGATCCTCGAACTGCCACTCCTGCGAGAACCGCTCGGCGATCTTGTCCGCCGCCTCATCAAGGTCTTCGAGGAGGTCCGACACGATCCTCCGATAGACCCGCCGAGTCTTCGAGTCCATGGCGACCTCGTACGGCTCGGGGGTGATCACCTTGGGGAGGTACTTGGACACATCGGGGTCGTGGACCGTCTTCCGCAGCAGGTTGGGGCGGATGCGCTTGTGGAACCTGTCGATGTTCCGGTAGCCCTCCACCCAGCCAAGAGTGTTGCGGATCAGGTGGTCCTTCTCGAACTTCCACCACGAGCCGGAGATCAGCGGATCGACCCACTCCAAGATGGAGAAGAGTTCCTCTGGCTTGCCGTTCTCGATGGGGGTTCCGGACAGGGCGTAGCGGATCGGGTAGACGTCCCGAACCCGCTTCAACTCCTTGGTCCGCTTGGCCTTGAACGACTTGATCGCCGTGGCCTCATCGATGACGAGGAACGACTTGAGCGGCAGACGGTGGATCTGCTCGGCGTCCCGCAGGAAGGTGTCGTACGTCATGATCACGTAGTCGTGATGGGCCGCAGTCAGGTAGAGCATCTTCCGAGTCTTGGGTGTCCCGTGCAGGACCACGTAGGTCGAGGTGGTGAACTTCTCGATCTCCCGACCCCACTGCCACATCAGGCTGGAGGGAGCAAGGATGATCCCGGCCCCGTCCACCTCACCGCGCTTCCGCAGTTCCTCGACGGCGTACAGCGTGGTCGGCGTCTTCCCACACCCCATCTCGAAGGCGAGCAGGACGTTGCAGTCCAGCATCCGGTCCACCGCTGACTGCTGGAACGGGTACAGCGCTCGATCCTCACGCCACACGGCAGATCGCCACCCAACCCATCAGGTCCACGTGGCTCTCAGGATCCTCCATGAACAGTGCTCCGATACCGCGACACATGTCGCACCCTTTCTCCGCGCACCTCGTGTGGGGAACCGCCCTGCATCCATGCTGACGCAGGGACACCACCTCGAAGTGCTTGACCTCTCTGTCCGCCAACTCCTGCCGGGCCACCCTTCGGATGACCTCAACTCCTACCTGCACCGACCTGTCCCGGAGATCCGGGACCACGAACATCCGGGACTGCTTCTCGAACTTGTACGTGAACGCCGGATGCCGCAGGTACATGACCCACTCCGGTCGGTACTCCCACTCCCCTGCACATGCTCTCGCCACCAGCCACGGCACATCAGATCCCGGCAGCGTCGAGTACGGAGAAGATCTCCTCATCTGGCATCTCCCCTACGTCCTTCCACGAATCGAACTGAGGATAGGAGTCCGGGGTGATGAACTCCGCCTGTACGCCCACATCCACGAAAACCTTCTTCAGGCGCTCCGTCTCAAGGGCCCCGGCGGTGTCGTTGTCCAGCCACAGGACGACCCGCTCGAACGCGCTGTCCATCAGGAGAGAGACCTGTGAGTCACTCATCCGAGAGCCGCAGAGCGCTATCGCGGGGACGTCCATATCTGCCAATAGTACAGCATCGAGCGGAGATTCCACGATAACGACCTTCTTGGCATCCCTCACAGCATTCCAACCAAAGAACGTCTCGGACTTCTGGACGGTCCTCGGACGGTTCCGGAAGAACCTCGTCTTCTGGGACTTCACCTGATAGCCCAGCAGACGAGACGTGTGTGGATCCCGCAGCGGAAGGATCCACGCGTCCCGACTCTCGTCCCACAGCACCTCGTACTCCTTGGCACCGGTTGCGCTGATCCGGCGAGCCTGTCGAGCCCAGAGCGGGGGCTCATCGAAGTCGTACAGCCACGACTCCGGGCGAAAGTTCGCAGTGCGAACCTCCTCGGCGACCGGCTTGTCGATGACCACCTCGAAGTCGTGATCCTCGGACACCAGCCGCTTGTGAGTGTCGAACTCCGACCGGAACCTCGCCGCTGCATCGGTGCCCTTGAGGTCCCGCACCAGCGTGATGAGATTGCCCTTGTAGTGGCACGAGAAGCAGAAGTGGATCCCGGTCTCGCCGTTGATCGACCACGACGGGTGGCCATCCTTCTTGCCGGTCCGCGCCTCATGTCCGGGGCACAGGGCGACCAACTCGTCGCCATCCTCGGTCAGAACCTCGACGCCCAGATCAGCAAGCGTGGCCGCAACCGCTCCCTCAGGAAGTCGATCCACGGTCACTCTTCTCGAACGTGTCGCACCCGCAGGCGAGACAAACTCCCGACAAACTATGGCTGCTGTAGGTGTGAGTGCAGATGCACTTCTCGCTGCCTCGCATCTAGACCTCCTCGATGAGTCCGGCGTCGTAGTCGAAGGTCAGTTCGACCTCCGCAGTCCCGGTGTTGCGCGAGTCGAGGATGCGGAGGATCCGCTGGTAGGCGTAGGCAGAGTCGTCCTCGCCCTTGCCGGGCTGGATCCTCTCAAGCCCGAGAAGAACATCGGAGTCCTGTCCGAACGACGAGGAGTAGCCCGCGCTCTCGGATGAGATTCGCTTGCCCTTGGACTTGCTGTGCAGGGCCTGCGAGTTGATCACGATGGGCTTGTCCAGACGGGTCGCCAGCCGCTTGAGCGACCGGGTGATGTTGGTGATCGCCTCCCACGTGTTCACGTCGCCCGTGACCTCGTCACGCATCATGTAGATGCCGTCCACGAAGATCACCGCCGGGTCGTACCGGACCGCCTGCGCCTCCACGCTGCTGACCGTGGCTCCGCTGGAGACGTCCATGAAGTGGTACGGCCACGTGTAGTCCGTCTGGGCCATGTCCAGCCAGTCGGAGTACTTCTTCTCCTCCAGTGCGGTCAGCGCGCCCTGCTGGAGCCTGCGGAAGTTGATCTTCGCCATCAGGGACTCCTGACGCATCTCCAACTCGCGCACGCCCATCTCGAAGGTCACGAACAGGATCGGGACCTTGTGCTCGACGTAGACGTTGTTGCCCATCGCCAGACAGAGGCTGGTGTTATGCGTGACGACAAAGTCCTTGGTCACAAACAAGCCATCTTCGTTGGCGACCTTGATGCACGTTACCTCCCCCGGATCCACTGGCTCCACAGAGATCACCTTGGTGAGAGGGCGGCGCTTCTTGGTGCCTGTCCCGAGCCACGAATCCCGCTTCCGTGTCAGTCGGAATGGACACCCGAACTCTTCAGGAAGACGAACCCGCACTCGATACGCAGTCGAACCCACTCGGGTCTCGCCCCGGTATGTGTACTTCGGCTCCTTCTTGGTGCTGAAGTGTGCGGTACCTCCAAGGCTTCGGACCAGTGCGACCACTCCCTGCGCCAGATCAAGGGATGAAGAAGAGAACGTGGTTGTCCGTCCCTCGACCCCGCCATCGGTATCCAACAGCCCTTGAAGCAGTGCGAACCGATCCCCCACAGAAGTCTGGAAGTAGACCTCGGGGATGAACTTCTCCAGTGAGGTCTTTCCGATCAGTCCGAGATCATCCAGTTCACGTCGCAGCGCTCCGCCGTCCGGGATCCTCCATGTGTTGTGGAACTTACCCGGAGACGATGTGAGGACTGATCCCGTGATGGACTCGATAGTCCGATGGAGTTCCGGATCCGGCTTGCAGAATGCGATGGTGCTGCTCCCCATCTGCCCATCCCCGAGCAACAGTCCGAGCAGGTAGGGATCCACGGGAGAGGTCTCAGAGCAGGAGTGATCCACGGTCATGGGCAGGAACCCGTAGTTCCTCCACGAGATCTTCTCCAACAAAGTCAGAGTGTCCACGGTTTGAGGCTTCATCCCTCGCGGATGAACGGTCCACAGGTGCTCCGGATCCACATCCACCCAACGACCGTCATTGGTGGTGACGCGATACATGGGAAGCACACCGCGAGGGAACACACCGACCACCTTCGTAGGAAGACCGTCCCCGCCGACTACCAGATCTCCCTCACGAAGATCCTCGATGGGCATCCAGCCTGTGGGGGTCTTCACCGGGGTTCCATGCCTCAACCCTTTGCCGACCTTGTGCTGGGCCAGCACGGTGATCAACTGGCCGTTCTGGAGACCCAGTGTGGCCGCGTCGATGGTGGGGAAGCCGGTCGCGTACCCCAGCAGACCTGTCGAGGAGGCCCGCGAGTCGTACTCCTCCCAGCGCTCATCGAGTCGAGCGTTGTCCATCGAGTTGACCAGATGGGTCGTGGTGGGGGAGAAGGACCGGATCCGGGCCAGCCCCTCCTCCATCTCCTTGATCGCGTCCTCGGTCTCACTCGCCTTGAGACGATCCGCCACGTCCTGAACGGTCGCCTTGGTGTGCATCCACCGGCAGTGGGTGGCGCACTCATCGAGGAGGTAGTCCAGCGTCTCCGGGACGTTGACGATCTTGTAGGAGCCGCCGAAGTGGTGGTGCATCGTCGTCTTCGACGGGACGTTTCCGTACTTCTCGTGGTGTTCGAGGATGAACTTCAGTGCGTCCTTGTGCTCCGGTACGTACAACCACGCGGGGGTGACCCCGCGATCCAGAACGGGGCGCAGATCCTTCTCCGTGATGATCTTGGAGATGATCCGCTGCTCATTGCTCAGTGGCACGGGTGCTCCTAGTGCAGGTTCGCGGTGGTCAGGCCCTTGCCGCCGTACCGGGCGCTGCGCTCGGGAAGGTCGATGATCCCCAGCAGGTCGGGTCGGTAGGGCAGGACTTCGAGGATCTTGTTGGTGTCCTCCATCGCATGCCAGTCGTAGAACGGGTTGGCGGCAGACTTCTCCAGCATCTCCCAGAGGGAGACCGCATCGCGGGCGTAGTCGCCGATGAAGACCAACTCCATCCGGGCCCCCGACGAGACGCTGAACTGCCACAGCATGCTCAGCGTCATCAGGTCAGGCATCACGGTGATCCGCGAGGTCCGCAGGCTCTTGAACCAGCCCGTCTTGCTCGTGGTGGTCGTCTCATCGGATCGGAAGACCACCTCGGCCAGCACCCAGTACCGGTAGGTCAGGCTGGCGCTCAGGTCGTTGTCCTTCACTCGGACGCCTCCAGACGGGCGATCTCACGGTCGATGTACCAGCGGGCCTTCTTCAGATCCTCGATCTCCGCGTCACGGGTCGGGTTCTTCAGTCCGGCGCGGGCGATGTACTTCACGGCGTTGCCCCGGTTGAAGTTCATCTGCTCCGTGAGGTCGATGATCTCCAGCCCCTTGTAGGCGGTGTAGTGGCTGGGCGAGTTGACCGGGTCGTTCACGGGGTTCTCCACTTCTGGCTTCGGGTGGGTGTCGGTGTACGCGCACTGGGAGCAGCATGCCTTGCCGCCCCCGACGACCTTCTTGGTGCAGGCAGCGTCCGTGGTTCCGCACGAGGTGCAGTCCGCGCGGTCCTCCGCTGCCCGGAGTTCCACGTAGGGGGCGTCAGCCATTGGTATCTCCGAAGAACTCGATGGTGACAAAGGACCGAGACAGGAACCCCGCGAGCACGTCGCCGTGGTTCTTGGCCCAGTCATGAGGCGAGTGGTTGGTGGTCAGGATGGTCGGGTAGCCGTTGTCGGACCGACGGCGGATGATCCGCTGCAACTCTCCGGCGTTGTACTCCGTGGGTCGCTCACGGCTGATGTCATCGATCACGAGGAAGTCTCCGCGCTCGGTCATCGGACCGGACGGGTGCATGGGCTCGCGGATCGCCGCTGCGGCCTCCGCCGCCTCATCATCGTGGTTCGCACTGCGAAAGAGTTCGCTGGCCTCCTGCCAGTCCACGAATCGACCCATGGCTGCCCCGTGCCATGTGAAGTTCCGTCCGGTCGGATCGGTGTTGGGGATCTCGGCCCTGACCGCAGCGAGGAGGATGGCTGCCGCCGTGGTGGTCTTCCGGGTGGATCCGGGACCGCTGAGGATCAATCCAGTCCCGCACATGCCCTTCCGCAGGTTCTCGAAGGACGGGCGGAAGATGTACGGCAGGTTCTCCAGCCACGCTCCGGCCTCATCCGGTAGTTCCGTGTCGTGGACGAACGGGATGTACTTCAGCGGAACACCCATGTGCGCCAACAGCGCATCGTCGTCCAAATCGTGGATCAGGTGATCCGTGGGGTACCCGCCGGGCTTGTGGTAGGGCTTCCTTGGCTTATGCACTTGCGCTCCTGTTCTCCTCGGCCAACCTCATCAGCCGATCCTTCAGTTCCGAACCCAGTGCCGATCCGATCTCGGCGCTGGTCTTCTTGCCGCTCCGCTTGAGACGGATCTCCGCCTCGGTGGCTTCCTTCAACTGCGGGAGGTGGTGGCGGAAGGCCACCGCCACGTCCAGTTCCTTCTTGCCCCGGATCACCGATCCCTGTCGGGCCCAGAAGACCGAGACCATCTGGTCGATCTCGGCGTTCTTGAAGCCCTCCTCCCGGAGCGCCTTGAGCGTGGCGTTCAGGACGCCCTTGTTGAACCCGTGCCGTCCGCACTGCTCCCGGCGCATGGCCTGCTCGAACCGGTAGACCACCCAAGCATGGGTGCCCTCCGTCGGGGCCTCCGCGAACGGCTTCTTCCTCCGGGCGGGCGGAGCCCCTGCCTCCGGCATCTCCGCGTCGTCGTCCAGCGCCCCGATGACTGGCATGTCCGTCCTTCCTCCGTGCCCGGAGGGCGCGGACGTCTTTGATTCTGCCTTGATAGTTCTTCCTTGATTAGAGCCTTGACGCATAGAAGCGACACTGGTGTCGCTAGGAGCGACACTGGTGTCGCTTGAAAGCGACGCTGGTGTCGCTTGAATATCCTTCGCAAGCGACGTTGGTGTCGCTTGAATATCCTTCGCAAGCGACGTTGGTGTCGCTTGAGACATGTAGATCCTGCCCCGTCGGCGGGGGTGGGAAGACGCTTCGATGGTGATCTTGCCCACGGATACGAGCGCAGTCAGATTGCGCTGGACAGTGCGGACATCCACGCCCATGTCCTCGGCCAACCGCTTGTTGGTGATGCCCGTGCCGGACTCCGGGTGCTTCTCGGAGTGATGGGACGCCACCGTCATCAGGGTGAACTTGAGGGCAGGCGTGAGTCGGTCATCCCGGTCATCACGGGCTTGCTTGATGAGGGTGACGCTCAACTTTCCTTGCCTCTCTGTTCGGGAGAGGCCACCGTGGGATGTAGGATGTACCCACATCGCACTGGAGCGGCTTCTCCAGTTTCGACTGTCAACCGGCGCTAACCGGTTCCAGTCTCTCGAACCGCCCTCTGGGAAACCGGGGGGCGGTTCCTTTTGTGCGGTGGGCCACACCCTATACCACCGCCGCCGGGACCCCTGAGGCTCCCTTCCTTGTCTCAATATGTGAGATTTTCGGCCCCTCTGTCCCAGTTATACCGGGGGGTATATCTGGGACACGGGTGTGACCTGTGTCACATCGTGGTCCCTTCCCCTAAGAGGTCAGACAGCGGAGGAGGTGGATCGCTATCTGCTAACGGAGTCACTATCTTCTAAGAAACCCCGATTTGGACTATCCACGGCCAGCGTGTACCGTCATCCCCAGTCGCTCACAAGGGTGGCTACGACAGGGACATCAGAGTTCCTGATCGTCAACACAACCCGGACCACAGATCGTGGTACCAGAAAGGCTCATTGATCCCTATGAGCACCGTTCGCACTGCGAAGACCGACAACCGTCGGGCAGACATCGAGCAGATCCTCACCGCCCATGGCGTGACCTTCACCTACAAGGGCGTCGTCCTGATCACCGAGATCGAGCGCCACAAGGAGAGCCAGTCCCGTCTCCGCGACACGGACAAGGCCCTCGTCAAGGAGTACGTCGAGAAGATGAAGCAGGGAGCCATCTTCCCGCCGGTCATCCTCTGGGAGGACGGCTACGAGGGCTACGGCATCGTGGATGGCAACACCCGCGTCGAGGCCAAGAAGGCTCGCAAGGAGACGACCGTTGATGCCTACATCGTGAACGTCAGCGACTCCAACGAGGCCATCTACGTCTCGGCCATCTTCAACGCCACCCACGGCCAGCGGCTCTCCAAGGAGGAGATCCACCACGCGGTCATCGCGGCGGGTCTGATGGACAACCCGCCCACCAACGAGCAGTTGGCGAAGGACTACGGCCTGACCGTCCAGATGGTCAGCAGCGTCCAGAACATCCACCGCGTCACGGGTGAGTTGACCGCGCTGGGCATCGACCCGGTTGCCATCGCGGACTCCGCAAAGGTGTCCCTCGCCAAGTTGGCGGACACTGCCGTCAAGCGCGACCTCGCGAACCTGATCATCGACTCGGACATGAAGCAGACCGAGATCCGCCACCTGTGCAACGAGATCAGCAAGCAGGGTTCCGAGGCCGACCGCCTGCGCGTCGTGGCTGAGGCCCGTTCGGACCGCGCCGCCCAGATCACGGCCAAGAAGACTGGCCGGGTGGTCAAGAACCAGCCCATCGGTCGCATCTCCATGGCGATGGGCCTGATCCTCAGCGTGAAGGACGCCAACCCGGCTCCGGAGCAGTGGATCCCGGTGGACGATGCCCGTCGTGCCGATCTGCTGGAGAAGTACACCTCCGTGCGGGACTGGCTGAACAGCGTCATCGAGACCGCAGAGGTCAGCCACTGATGTCTGCCGACGTCATCACGGTGGTGGAGGGGTCGGAGATCCCGGCCCCTCCCCCGCCACCCGTGGCTGAGGAGGCGGGGGACGACTTCAACCCGTCCCGTCAGCGCCTCCTCTACAAGGTCTGGGATCGCGTCGCGATCTTCGGCCCGATCAGCGACAACGACATCTACATGGGGCTGGTATTCGCTTCTGGTGGGTCGTGGCGCGCATACCTCCGGATGCACCCCGGAACAGACCCCAAGGCGTACGAGAAGGACGCGAATCTGCTCCATGACGCCAACCGCTGGCACATGGATCAGGAGATCGCTTTCGGACTCGACAACGAGTACCTGAAGCGTGATGCGGCTGGGCTGCTCACAATCGGGTCCTGTCCCCCCGAGCACACGGCGTTGCAGTCCGTCGGTGGTGAGTCTGGGGTGTCCTCCGTCATCATGAAGGAGGGAAACTCCAAGGCTCTGGAGACTCTTCGTGCCAAGACCAACCCGGCCCGGAGGAAGCCCGACCGGGCTAAGAAGGCGCTGCTCAAGAAGTCTCTGGAGACGGTCGGCCAGTTGGACCCGATCCGGATGTGGCAGCCGCCCAACATGGGTGCGGACCCCATCGTCATCAACGGGCAGACCCGCAAGGAACTGCTGGAGTCGATGGGGATCGAGCCCCGCATCGAGTGGCTTCCAGCGAGAACCACAGCGACCGAGGCTCTTCTCCAGCGCATCCACCACGAGGTCTACGTGACCTCCAAGGACCAGTCGGAGTCCGCCCGCGACGCGTACATCGCACAACTGGCGGCTGAGGGCTGGTCTCAGGAAAAGATCGCCAGTGAAGTAGGTGTCTCCCAGAAGACTGTCAGCAAGGTCCTCGCCAAGGTGTCGGACAACCAAGCGCCTACCTCCCCCACGGAGGAGGAGATCATCCGCTGGGTGGCCTACAACGACGCAGGGTGGTCCTACCGAGACATCGCGACGTTTCTCACGGGATGGGGCAAGAGCACCATCGAGCGGTACGCCGACCGGTACCGGGTGACCATGGCGTCGAAGGATGCGGAGACCAAGGAGAGCATCAAGAAGGCCACCGCGCTGATCGCCGCTGCTGAGATCAAGGAGGAGGTCGAGAAGGAGGAGGTCGAAGAGATCCTCTCCCACATCAAGCCCTCCCAACAGTCCAAGACCCCTGAGGGGAGGAGGAAGCAGGCGGCGAAGGCAAAGCCTCTGGTGGATGCGGCGAAGTCCAAGGGTCGATCCCCCAAGTCCGCCATGTACGTCGCTCGCGACACGAACGCGATGAAGATCGCGATCTTGGCAGACGACGATTCCACGAAGGCGGCAGTCGAAGCCCTCATCGAGAAGTTCGGCGGAAGCAAGACGTTGGATCAGATCCTGAGCGAACTGTCCTGACCCCGTTCGCAGTGCGAGTGCCCTCGTCCCATATAGGACGGGGGCTTCGCCATGTAACGGCTACATGGCCCCCATTGGATATCGGGTCCTCAGTGACGCTGTCAAAGCCGATAACGCGTACTTACTCATACTGGAGGGTATCGTCGCAGGTCAGAGGCCAGTTCTGATAAGGGCCTGAGTTATATGCATCCCCTACATTGATGGCCATATCCAACGGAGGGCCCCTAGAGGCCCCTAGCGCGGCGCGAGTCCAGCACCATCGGAGGCGGGGTGGCGAGACGCTCACCGACCAGCACCATGAGCAGGGCGGAGAAGGCGGCGGCGGTGGCCACGGTGAAGAGCAACCATCCGGTGTAGTCGAAGACGAACGCCATCAGGAGAGCGGCCACGGCCAGCACGAAGGCACCACGGAGGATCCCTCGGTTCAGCCACTGGTCGAAGAACGACAGCACGAACGACGTGGACAGGGCAACGATCAGTAGGTCGGAGAGCATGGCTGGAGATTACCCCGACTGATTCGGAGTCCCTTCGGTGACGAACTGCGGACGTCCTCCGGGCAGGACGATGAAGGGAGCCCGTGGAGGCCTCGACGTCTCCTCGACCGCCGACATGGCGCGCGCCACCGGGGCCGGGATGTTCATGATGATCGTCTCCCCGGTCTTGCCGACGTAGGGACGCCAGTAGGAGCCGAAGAAGATCTGGTACGGACGACCCGCAGGGATCACGTACCCCATCCGCTCGTAGAGCCACTTCGTCCGCAGGACCCGGTCGAAGTAGTAGTAACTGGCGCTGTTGTCCGCCACGCCCTCCCACAGGAAGTCATCGAGGTTCAGGTGCTCCGTCATGCCTCCGTCGAAGTAGGCACACGTCGGGTACTCGTTCGGATCCAGCATCGCGGCGGAGACCCGAAGCGGATTCGCATTGCGAACCTCGATCTGGGTGTCGATCCACCGGGCCCCCATGAAGGAGATTCGCCCCTCGTTGTCGGGGACCCGAGCGCGGGTCTTCAGGATCACACGGTGCCAGTCCCCATCATCCTCGATGGCGGTCCACTCTCCACTGACTGAGGCCACCGCCGGGCCACGACCGATGGACTCGTAGTACGGCTCTGCGGTCGGCTGCGGTTCGATGGCGACCCAGACATCCCCCTCCGGCCCAAGGAAGGCGGTCTTGCCGACGGGCTCCATCGTGGGGTTCCCCACGGTGATGAGGTCCTGATACTCCGGACCGCTGGCGAGATCCTGCCGGTCGGTCGGGTTGTAGGCGTCCATCTTCAGGCGCACCTCCCCGGAGCCCTTGAAGTAGACGGAGAAGGTCCACTCCGCGCCCTCCCGGCGGGAGTCCCACTGGTCGGTCTCCGTTCCGGGAAGGGGTCCCACGTAGACGAGACGACCGTCGGGCTCCTTGTACCGGATGAGACCTTCACCGGAGCACTGGATGGACTGGCCCACCCACGAATCGTCGGAGTAGATCCACCCGAGCCCGGTCACCTCCCAGCCAGTGACCCCGGTACGGAAGGCCGGGTTCGGGATCATGTTGTAGTGCTGGGGGAGCAGGGTGATCATCACCGAGCGCGCGTCCGTGTCGAAGAAGTCCCGGTACGGGGGCGTGATGATGATGACTTCGGGAGGCCCCGTGTGCTCCGCCTCGTCACCGTAGGGGCCAAGACCGAAGGCACCGGTCGATGCCGAGATCACGTCTACCACTGGTATGGCCCCCTATATGCGCGGGCGAGGACGTTCCACGACCCCTCCATCATCAGCCTGAGATCGCTGTACCTCCAGTCCCCGGAGGTGTCCGGGTCCTTCAGGAGGTG